GCTGCTTCTGTGCATCGACAAATTCAATCTGTGCATTGTCAGCAGCGTTTGTCATTACTTCACGTTCAAAGTTGAAATAGACATCCTTCATCTGATAGTCAGTGCCGTTCTGGTCATTGATTTCCTTCAGCACAACCTTCAGCAGTTTCCGCATGAACTGCTTCAGCCTGATTTCAAGCTTGTTGCACTTCAGGTCAAGCAGTGCATATCTTGACTTGATGACAATGTTTGTGATATTGCCGTCACCAAGCTGTGCAGAATTGAACCCCATACCAAACCTGTATATGTTCTTTTCATCAAGGTCAAGCTTTGCCTGTCTTGCTGCAACAGGGATTTCAACAGTTCTGATGTCAACATCACCGCCTTCAGGAACACCGATAAGCTTCTTTGTTCTGGTGTTCAGTTGCAGTTCATCAAGGTTGTTACCTTCAAAGCCCTTGACAACATACAGAACTTCATTGCTGTCCTGAATATTATTTGAAAGGCCGCATGACATCAGGTCATAGTCATCAATCAGATGCTTGATAGGCTTCAGGCCGCTAAACTGTTTCTTGCAGTTATCAAGACGGAAGAAAGGAATGAAGCCGAATTCTTCATAATAGACAGCCTCATCACCGTCTTTCTTGTATGTAGCATGTGGCCTGATATTGGTGAAGCTGCCCTTCGGATGTTCAAAACAGTTATCAGGTTCAATCTTGCCGTCTTCTTCCTGCACATAGAAAACAGTCTGCTTGTTATCCCATACCTGAATACGCTTGATGCGCTTGTTATCCTTGCCGATGCGGTCAATGTACCAGAAGATAACATATTCACAGCCGTCATCAGTTTCCTTTTTGCGGACTTCAATGACACCCATGCTGTCAGCGCACTGAAAAGCTGTCTTGCCGTCTTCTTTCTTGTAGGCATACATATATTCAAAGCCCTTGGAAACTGCACCTGTCAGAACCTCATACAGTTCTGAAGTGAAGTCTTCATTGTCATTGAAATATGCATCAAGTTCTTCCTGAAGGTCAGGATTGTCAGACAGAATAAAGCCGTCCTTCCCGGAAAGCATGTACTGAACTTCCTGATCTACAAGTTCAGTGAAGAACGGATGACTAATCTTGATATTGCTTTTCAGCTTGTCTTCCTGAAGGTTCCCATCAGCATCCACATAAAAGATACGATAATTCTTTATATCGTGGTCACCTTCGTAATACCTCAAGCCAACCTTTGCAAGCTGCTTCTTTGTGCTTGCTGCATCCTGTTCAATGAATGTTTTGATTTCGTGTTCTTTCAGCATAGTTTGTCCCCCATGTTATACAAGCCACTTATTAACCTTGCGCCACCCTTCAACACCATAGCGCAAAGCAGCCATAGCATCATCTTGGAAAGCAACAGGTTCATCAAGGTATTCGCCTGTCCTGTCATCTTTTTTCCACTTCCACTGCTGCATTTCCTTGATGGTGTTTATGCATCGTGGATGGACATATATTTTCCGTTGTTTCAGCCAGTCAATCTGTGCTTTGACTGAACCTGCTGAACCTCCCTTGTCTACACCTTTTGCTAAATGATAGCCGCCCTTCTGCCACATCTTTATTCTGTCTGGCTCTGCTGAATCACACCACATCCGCTTGTTTGTCGGAATTGCTTTTGCAATTGCCGCTTGAATAATTTCGGATGTGTCTTTTTCAAACAGATATATTTCATCAAGAATGTAAATGTCATCATCTTTAATGCCTAACAGCAAAATTGCATTGGCATGGTTGAATCCGAAGTCTTGACCAATGGCAATGTCATCATAATCATTCAGATTCTGTGACAGTTCTTTGATTTCCCAATTGTGGAGAATCAAGCCGCCTATTTCGCCCCATTCGCCAAGTCCATATATTCTGTAACCTTCAGGATCAACTATCTTTCTGCGCTCCATGCGTTGCCTGTATGCATCGTCAATGAAGCGGTTCATTAAATATGTTGAATGATGGCAAAGCACATTGTTATCTGGGATATCAAAAAAAGCCTTCTTTATCCAATGATTTCTGTTAACAGGATTGAAGGTCATTCTGATTTGATAGAACTGTCCCTGTGGCAATTCACCACGCAAACGGTCATCTATTATTTCAAAGTCAGCTTGTGTCAGTTCTGTTGCTTCTTCACACCATACATCTGTAAGTTTGCCTTTTTGGAATGTGATTGACTTCAGCTTTTCACGTTGCTTGTCATCGTTCATTCCTCTGAAGATTATCTGATTGCCGTTGGCTTTGCAGGTCAGCTTCAAAGGTGACATGTTTATTTGCCAATAGCGTTCAGCGTTGCCGCCAAACATACGATAAATAGCACCTGTCAATTCTGCAAAGGTGCTGTCACGGTTTGTTATATCTGATTTTCGGATGCATACAAGGTTTCTTCCTCTGTCCTTCAACAGCCTTAAAACATAATTCTGTGCAGTGTCAACGCTCTTTCCAGAACCTGCACTGCCTTTCATTGCAATATATCTTTTCTTGCTTTGATTGACTTCCTTGAAGCATGAATTGGCTTGGACTTTAATATTCATTCATCATCACCATAATCTACAGTAATGTTCAAATCCAAGTCAATTTCCTGTTGCACCTTATCAGTAAATAGCATGTGTGCTTTACCAAGCAATTCAGCAGCCTTTGTACGTTCCTTTTCATCAGGTGGCTTTAATATTACTCGGTCAGCACCCAATTCATCCCTTGCCAAAACACTTGCTTCACTCTGACCACGCATAACAGATGTTAGGTACTTCAAGACTTCTTCCCCATCTGCTATAAGGTCTTTATTCTTTTTGTCCATTTCAGCTTTTATGAAGTCATGAAGTTCAGGCTTGAATTTTTTTCTTTCATTTTCATTAGGATTTTTTAGGATGTCTGGATTAATCCATTTGCTTGCATCTTTTGCAGAACTCTTTTTATATCCTGCCCGGAGTGCTGCTTGGTAAGCATTATTCGGCGTTTTGATATATTCAAGCGCAAAAGCCTTTTGTAAGTCTGATAGTGCCATTCCACAGCACCCCCTTTCTTTTAAAGCGTTACTTCTTCAAAGGGCATAACAAAGCGTTCAAGTTCCGCATATAGCATGTAAACCGTTGGCACAGAAAATGCTTCGCTGATTTCGCCTGATAGTCTTTGTATTTCTCTTTTTCTTAATATCCAACCTTCAGCCAACAGTTGATTCACTTCTTTGTCATACTGTCCAAGCCGTTCATAAGGCATCAGGATTGTTTTAATCTGCTTCATAGGGTAGTTTCACCCCCTATGTATTTAAAGCCTTGTACAGCCCTGAAATGCCCACCAAAGCCACTGCCAATATGTTCTTTACCTTTTTTGTTCGCTGAATTTATATGTGATTTATGGCTTCTAACTTTGTTGTCACCATACAGCTTTGCTGATACCTGAACCCATTTAGGAGAACGGCGCAACGCCGCACAAAGCTGTGGATGGGAAGTGTGGAAGTATGTGGGCAGCTTCCTGTTTTTCCTGCCGTGACCGTCAAGATGATATTGCGCTATTGCTTCAAGAAAGCGTGTGCCAATTCCTGCGCCCTGCCATTCAGGCATTGTGACAAGCCGTGTTGCCCTGTATCCGTTCAAATGAAACCAGGGCGAAACAGCAAGATGACAGGCAAGTTCACCTTCAACAGTTCCAATGAAGTATTCTGCCGCAATTGGCATCGGCAAGTCTAAGTAATAATGCGGCTTATAATATCGCCAATAACTTCCGTTGACCTTCCTGATCTCCAACTCAATTTTTGGCCTTTGCCGGGGACAGCCCCTTTCAAAAGTCTTTTTGCTTGTGTCTATCACCCAATCAGGCTGAAGCCAGTCCACAACATCATAATGCGGAGTAAGCAACACAACCTTGCCTGAAGGATTTTCACGCCGCCAAGCCTTCTGAAACGCTTGCGCTCCTATCCTTGCAATTTGACGGTCAATTACAGACGTAAATTCGTCAACAACAACTTCATTGGGTTTATCACATATCAACCTTGCAAGTCCTGCCCTGAACTGTTCGCCATTGGAAAGCACACGGAAAGGCCGAAGCCATGCCGGGACATCACCAAGCCCTACAGATGCTAAAAGCCCTGTAACCTGATTGAAGCTGCCGCCCGGTGCTATATCATCAATAATGGGCTTGTCATAGTTCCATCCTTCAGCAAGATTTATAATCTTGTTTTCCCCAAATATCTGTTTGCCTATTGATGTCTTGCCAGAACCTGAAGCACCGACAACAACACCGATATTCCATTGGCCTGTTAAATCCACCC